ACAGGATTATCAAAAGTTAATTTAACCCATCCACCAGCAGTAGTACTACTAACATCGCAAAAAGTATTATCCATACCATCAAAGGCATAAGATACAGGTTGTGTTGTTACAGCAGAACCACCACCATCATTACTATAAGTTGGCATGGTTTGTGTCATGCCATTTGGATAGTTAGTTGAAGTTGTTAGATCAGTGAATCCTGGTGATGCTCCTGATTTAGGTTCATATGTAGCATCCATTTGAGACTGAAGACTACCTGTCGTGGTAGTAAAACTTCCTCCTCCACCACTAGAATAAGATGGAACTTCCCAACTACCATCTGCCTTTAAAAATTTGCCACCATGAGGATTTGGTAACTGTGGAGCTAGACCATCAGCACTAGTACTAACAACATCGCTAGTACCACCAGATTGATCTACCCATTTCCAATTTGTAGATTCATTTGAATCATATGCTAAAACTTTATTAGCACCAGCAGTACCACCAGCATTGATATGTTTCTCTTCTACTTTATCATTACCAATAGTTGTAGCTCCATCAGCATTTGATGCCACATCTCCTGTGTGATCTGGATGTACATAGTTACTAGCATTGGTTACTAAATTCCAAGAAGTCCCATCCCAAGACCATTGCTTACCGCCTTCGGTGTGTTTAAAACTTCCATCTGTTGCCTGTCCAGATGTGCTTGGAAAATTTAGTGCCATTTCTTAAAGTGCTCCTTCCGTAGTATTTAGAATTACCATGTTGTAAGTGCTGCTCTCTTCCACGTATCAGTAGCAATACAGATGTATACATAATCTGCATCGTATCTAATATCACCAACAATACCAGTAGAACTAGCAGTAGCAGGAGGGTTAGAAGATAATGATGCACCACCACCTCCAGAAGTGTCAATCCAAGCAGAACTATCAACATCAGTGTAGTAAATCTTTAATTGACCTTCATCAGATTTCCACCAAAGATCTCCCTGAGAAGGACTTGATGGTGCTGTTTCAGAAACAGTTACTGAAGCTCCACCTGAAGTAAAGGTTCCAGATACTTGGTTTGTAGTTACCCATTGAGATGTATTACCATCATTATAATATATTTTTAAATCTCCCTCATCACTCTCCCACCAGAGATCTCCATGAGTAGGATTTGTTGGTGGATTATCACTTACACTAACATTTGCTCCACCAGCAGTCTGAGCTACCCAAGCATAGTCAGTTCCATTCCATGAAAGAACATGACCACTAGTAGGATTAGATTGATTTAGATGAGTATCAACATCACTGTTAGTATAAGAAGTTCCACCTCCACCTCCAGAAGTATCAACCCACTGTGAGGTATCAACATCTTCGTAGTATACCTTTAATTTTCCTTGTGCAGAATGCCACCAAAGATCTCCATCACTAGGAGTAGTAGGTGGTGTATCAGATGTTACTACTGGAGAAGGTACATCATCAAGAGTTATATAATCACCAAGATCAGGTGGTGTATATGTAAATGTTCCTGCATTATCATATGTTAAATCTCCACCACCAGAAGCAGTTGCTTTAGTAACACTTAATGATGTTAAATCAAGACTACTACTACCACCACCAATATTACGGAAAGCACTAAATTTTTCTGGTATCTCTTCAACAGTAACTGTACCAGTACCGCCCATCTCAACGAAACAACCGAAGTTGAAGTAATACTTATTTGTTCCGTAACTCCCACCTGAATATTCATAAGGATCATTTAGTGCGAACGTACATGAAGAAGTAGGGTCAGTAGGATCACACTTGAATCCCATCTCAGAGGCATAACCTTTCCATTTATATGGACCTAATCCAGATCCATATTTGTAACTTGCATTATCAGGGTAGTATTGCTTGACCCAAACCTTTCTGCGTGGCATATCAATGACGATATGCCAAGTAGTAATAACATCAGTATCAGACTGGGGATTAGCCCAATTAACAGCACCAGATCCACTATAAAAACTACCTGTGGTATTAGTATCTCCAGCAACAGATCCATTATCTCCTGAGTTGTCATGATCAGCATTATAACAAATCCATCTATCACTAGTTCCATACGTAGTTCTTATATTCTCTGATATTTGACCATTACTATCAATAGTACTAGAACCATCAACTCCAACTGCGTTATTATCTGATATAAACCATCCCCAATAAGCACCAGTACCAGTTGATTGTCCTGTATATTTAAATTCGTATACTTTGTCGTGTTCTAGTTCCTTAAACTTGACATCCTTCCAATAATTTGAAGATCCATTTACAGGAAATGTAATTGTCTGATCACTATTTGTATATACAGCAGTAGTACTAGTTGCTGTCTTATCTACCTCTGGTACATAGACACCACGTGCAGTTGTTGATGCTCCACCAGTAATATCAGTACCAGGAGCCCATTCAGATCCATTCCATTTTAATACTTTTCCTATATCAATAGTATTTGTAGCAACCTGTGCAAATGGAGGAACATATGGTTTGTTTAAGATTACTCCTAGACCACCGCTAGGTGCAGTAGCATCCCAATCAGATTGAACCTGTGCAGCAGGTATGGTTGGTCTGTTTTTAAAATAATCTAATGCAGTATTATCTACCTGATCCCAGTCAGTTTGAATTTGTGCTGCTGGAATAATTGGTGGAGTGTATGTAAACTTTCCTGTAAGATTATTATATGTAAGATCTGGAGTATTAGAAGCAGCAGGGTTAGGTTTAACAACTTCTAAATCAGTTAAAGCAATTCCAGTTCCACCAGTACCTACATTATCTACTGCGTTCACCCATTTATCTGTTTGCCATTTTAATACATGACCATCAGATATATTAGATATTGTAACATCTAAATCTTCAAGCTTTGTTGGAATAACTGGTGGTGTATATGTAAACTCACCATTAGTATTATCATATGTAACATCTCCACTCTGACTAGCAGCAGGATTAGGTTTAACAACTGATATATCAGTTAAAGCAATTCCACCACCACCACTTCCAGCAGTAGTAGGAGTATAATCAAATATTCCAGTTGCAGAATCATACTCTAATTTTGATGTTGATGCTGCTGTTTTTTCATTAACAGTTAGATCACTTAATTGAATACCAGCTGGTGAGGCATCAACCCACTGAAGACTATCTACATCCTGATAAGCTATCTTTAATTTACCCTCATCAGATTTCCACCAAAGCTGTCCATCATAAGGAGCAAATGGAGCAGCATCGTCTGTAGTAACCTTTGCTGCAAATCCTGATAAGTCTGGTGGAGTATATGTTAACTGTACTCCAGTAGTAGTAATAGTTCTTGTGAGATCAGGAGTTGTTGAAGCTTGTAACTTAGTAACAGTTATCTCATTAAGAACTTGATTAACCCACTTAGTTCCATTCCATTTAAGATAATGATTTGATGAAACATTTGTAATCAGAACATCATCAAGATCACTAAGATCGCTTGGTATACTATAATTTAAATCATCATTAAAATCACTTAAATTTGTTGGTTTATTACTTAGATCATCATAATCACCAGAGAATATATTAGCAGGTGTAAATGTAAACTTACCAACTTGATTTGGAGCAGTACCTTCTATAACATATGTTAAAGACCCACCACCACTAGGTGCTAGTGATGTAGATACAGTAAAATCCGAAAGCTCTATATCATCTTGCTCTTGCAAATCTAAATCATATAGATCTTGAGCTATCTCATTAATCTCTACCCTTTGTTCTTCAAAGGTAAAGGTCTTATCAACTTTTCTAAGAATTGCTGTCATTGGACTTCACTATCTGCTTGAGTAGGAATTTGATCTCACTTATCTCACTCTTCACATAGTCCAATTCTTGTTCCATGTTTTGAAATCTCTGTCGGGACTTTTTATATTTTTCAAAAGAAGATCTATCGGTATTTATGATTGCACCAGTGTTTGTGTCACGGTACAGATGATCATTGTCCTTGACTTTTAAATGGTTCATTAGAATGGATGAGAAGAATCGTGAATAGCATTATCATTTACAGTTATAGTTTTACCACATGTTTCAGTTGTTGCATCATCTGGATCTTGACAACATAGAACCACAGTATTAAACCCTCCACTTGCAGTTCCAACTGTAGGACTTGAATTTGCAGTAAGAGTTGGACCTACAGGAGCAGCAGTAGCAGAACTATCTGATTGACAACATAATAATTTTGTATTGGATATGTTTGTAAGTGGCCATTCAGGAATACCAAAATCTGATGTATAAAGTGCTGTTCCTACTAATAATCTTACATTACTAATTTTACCATTAAATACACCATTGGTTCCACCAGCATCATATGAACCTATTCTTGGACGAGGACTACCACCATTAGGACTGAAATCTGTAGTAGCATTAACAGTTCCATCAGCTATTCCATCTACATATTGAGTTATTACATTACTACTGTCTCTAACAACAGCGATGTGATGCCATTGCCCTAATAAAGACCTACTACCAACAATAGCTACAGGATTACCACCACCATACGCCCAAGCATGTAATGTTTGATTACTAGGATTTATTGTTACTTGGAGATTATTATAATTATTATTTCCCGTAGGTCCGTCTAATTGAAAAACTCTGGCATAATTAGGAGATCCAGTACCAGGAGTGGCATCAAGATAAACCCAACACTCAAAAGTAAATGTACCTGTTCCTATATTAAGATTACTATCAGCAGCTCCAATTAAACCATCAGCATTATCAAAATCAACATATTGTGAACTACCCCTCCATACTTCTAATGGTGCTGAAGGAATTGCAATTGGATCTGAAGTGTATATTCGTTGGTTCTGTATCCAACGTACATTACTAATATATCCAGGAAAAGTGGAGTTATTTATGTAATGATGTTCACCTATTTTAAATGTACTAACACTGCCATTGAAATTTTCATTCCATAAAGTTTGTCCTTGCCATACTCCGTCTACGTACATTTGTATATAATCAAAAATTCTAAGAACGACAACATGATGCCAAACATCACTAGGATTAACAACAGAACTTGAAAGTTTTATTTGATCATCAATTCTAACCTTAAATCTATTGTCGCTATATTCCCATGACAAACATAATCCTTTATACAAAGGATCTGAGGTATCATCAATAAGACTCCAAATTCTTTTAAAAAGTCCAGGACTAGAAATATTTGTTGACTTTACAAAACATTCAATGGAAAAATGATGGTCTATATTAAATTCCTTACCACTTTGAGAAACTTCTAGATCATCACCTGAACCATCAAAGAAGACACTACCATAACCAAGACCAGTACCCCCTGAAGGTATTCCTAGTAACATTTGTTGTATTGCCATTAGCTTAATCCTGCTCCAGAGATATAGCAATAGTTAGCATTTACAAAAATCATAGTTGCCATTCCTCTTTGAGCTAACGTTCTATTTCCTGTAGTTGTATTAGCACCATCTGCTGAATGATACATTGTAACACCACTACCTTGAGCAATTGTACAATCACCTGAAGTAGCTCTAAGTATAGTTATTACATCTCCTTGTGAGAACGTATTAGCAGGAACAGTGATTGTAGTTCCAGATCCTTGAGAATCTACATACTTACCAGCGTCAGAAGCAGCTAATGTATAATTTGTATTTCCTGGTTCATTTGCAGGTACGCTTCTTAGATCACCTTTGGGATCTGATACGGTTCCACCAAACGTGGCGTTTTGTCCAATTATTTCTAAAGCAGTTGTATAACTAGCACCTGTTCTTAATCTAACACTACCAATATTATCCCAATAGAGATTTCCAGTCTCGTTTTTAATTTCTAAGTGACCTGATTGGTGCTTTATATAAGCTCCAGTTCCAGAGTCAGAACCAAATATTGTTTTCTTACCTTCAGCTAAATTTATGTTTTCAGTAAACGTGGCGTTTCCACTAGAATCAATGCGAAGTCTTTCTGTTGAATCATCAAAGAACATCAACGCATTATCATTACCAACCTGAAGACTATAACTACCTGTTCCAGCTTCTGTTAGTATTAACTTTGCAGCATTACCATCTGATGCCTCTATATAAACACTTGCATTTCCACCAGTATTTTTACATCCTATAGTAGTTGTTCCACTAGAACCCTGAACTGTAAGGGGCCAATTAGGATTGCTTAATCCAATACCAACCTTACCGTCTGTTGATAATACACTACCAGCACCCTGCATTACTAAATTCTTGCTATTAAAGATGTAAAAATGAGCATAAGACTTTAAATTGGTGTCTGCATGTAGTATATCTGAACCTTCTGCTCGCAGTTTAACACCATTACTACCATCAACAATAATAGTACCAGCACCACTTCCAGCATTACCAGCATCTTTTATATAATTTTCATGTCCACTATGATAGATTTCTAGATCATTTCCAGAACCCACGATAAGCTTAACATCATCATTGAAGGAAAGAGCATTAGCACCACCAGGAGAACTAATACCAGTTAAGTTTGATCCGTCTCCATAAAAAGCAGAAGCTTCAAAATCTTTATTACTTACCCACTTATCCCCAGTCTGGTTGTATGATATAGTCTTGTCATCTGCACCCTTAAGAGTTATACCTCCCCCAGAGGCAGCAGCATCAGTTGTAGATCCCTTAGCAATAACAATGTTCTTGTCCTCCACCTCAAGTGTGGCAGTGTTCAGAATCGTCTGAGTGCCGTTGACTGTTAGCGTCCCACTCAGTGTGAGGTCAGCACCAGTTGCACCTGCTGCAAGGGCAGTGGCAGTGGTTGCAGTAACTCCTGTTGCTATGTTATTGACATCACCAGCGAGATTGTTAATCTCTAACCTCTGCTGTTCTATTGTGAATGTTGTTGCTACGTTTCTTAATGGCATTGTGGGGATCCTCTTAGTATGATGCTACAGCCCTAAGATCTTGGATCTTCGGTACAAATGCAGGGTTGTTTGATTTCATTACGACCTTAATGGCAAATGATGAGAACTCAGAAAGATCTTCAACACTATAAGATAGTTCTTGATATGAAGATTGCTTCTCGGTGATTCCACTAATGGAATTCTCAGCAGTTGCAATTACATTAACATCTGGTAATCCAGTACCATTAAATTGAATCCATTCAATATCTTCAAAGTTTTCTTGTGAAGAAGATTTCTTCGTTCTATAAAGAATTGAGATGTTTTCAATTTCACTTGTATTTGCTGTGATCTTAAGATCAATTGAAGTGGCAGGATTTTGAATTGCTACTTCTTTCGTTACATATTTAGCGATACTTGAACTATTCTTAGATTGAATATCACTTGTGTATTCAATACCATCAGTATAAGATACTTTAGATACTTCTATGTAAAGTTGTTCATCTGTTGGTTGTCCAGTGTATGATATAATATCTCCAAGAGCAGAAGTACCTCCAGCACGGAATATATCATTATCCTGTGAATCAACAACCGCATTTCTAGTATAATTAGCACTACTATTAATAGTAGCATTATATTGACTATTGATAGGTTCTTTGTCGTTACTTACAGTAAGAACTTTAGACTGTTCATTCCATAATAAGACTCTACCAGAAATTTTATTATCATATGTTTCTGCTGGAACACCTGGATTTCTAGCTGTTACATATGATGGTGGTGATAAAACATCAGGTATATCAAAAGGTTCTATAGTTACATTAGCACCAGAATCAACAGTAACAGTACCAGCAAAAGTATCAGTAGCAAAAGTCAAAGTTTCACCTGGTACAAATGTATCATTAGTTTTAACTTTAACATAAATCACTGTTCCATCAACCTTAACAATATCTCCAACAGATTTACTAGTTGCACCTTCCAACTTTTGACCACCAGCAGTAATTGTTTCTCCATTAGCGGCATCAACACCATTAGTTTGGAAAGTATAAACAGGATAGAATTCTAATAATTGATCCCTACGACCAAATCTATTTTCACTTCCTGTAGGATTTTCTACTCTATTTGTAATAGTTTTTACTGAAGCTCTAGACAAATCAATCAATGGAGACAGATGAGAAACAGTACTAGAAATATCAATCTTATATTCTAAAGATCTATTAATATTATTAGATATCTCATTAATTCTAGAAGAAAGTATTTTTTGATTAATGAAGAAGAAATCTTCATTTAAGAAAGTTTTCTCGTAATTAGTTTGAGAATAAGAAGCAAATGTACCAACATTATCATCAACAGGAGAAATATTAGTTGTCTTTACTGAACTATCAACCTTAGTTTGTGTGAATGATAAATTTGGAACTATAGCATGAAGTTTTTCAAATTTTCTATTATATGATGCTAATACCGTTCCACCACCAGATGCAGTTGAAGATGCTCTACTTGAAGATGTAATATTGTAATGATCAATACCAGTATTATTAACTTTGAATAACTCAGAATTTAATTGAATTGCTGTTACACCACCAACATCAGATGCACCTTTAAAGAATACATATGATTTCCCATCTGGATCAAATCCATTATCAGAATGATTTACTTTAACATTGAAGTTGTTATTTTTAAATAAAGATGATGTTGCAGTTGAGTTTGCAGTTGCATCAGTCTGAATAGGATGAATAGACAATTCTTCGTATCCGAGATCTTCATTAGTTAATAACAATTCTGCTGATCTTGTAATATCAAATTCTGCACGATTTAATTTATACTTAATGTCTTCAAATAAATCCTCTGTCCAAACGTTAGTATTTTGAGACTTAAAGAGAGAACCAAGAGAAGGTTGAGTAGTTACTGTTGTACTTGTAGCAATATCAGATTCACCTAAAGCAGAAGCCCAAATTTTATAATCAATAGAATCTGTTTCAATAACAAGTGAATATTCAGTTTCATCTTGTAGATAAACTGGATAATCAAAAGTAAATTTAGTTGGAACTGTGGAATTGGTTACTCCAACCTCATCAATTGCAATACCCATACGAACTGCTGGACTATCAATAGTAATAAATGATTCAATCTCAGCACCAGCATTACCAGTACCTGTTCCACGTATAACAACAGCAGGTGGTTCTGTGTATTCCGAACCAGCAAGAACTAATTCAGAATGATAAACTTTATTTCCTGAAACTCTTACAGTAGCAGTAGCATTACCACCACCAGGATTTTGAGGACTTTCAATAGTTACAATGGCAGAGTCATAATCATATCCAGTATTTTTAATCTTCAAATCAGTTACTCTACCAGAATCTTTAACAATCTTCAATAATAAAGTAGTATTATTAGTATTGTTAGCAGTAGTTATACTAGAGACTGATAAATTTTCATCTTGTTTGAAATCTATACCATTATGATTACTCAACAATATAGTATAAACCTGATCATTAGTTAAAGTAAAAAGTCCTGTAGAGGAAGAAGTGACTTCAATATTATTTTTATCAAAGACACGAGAAACGGGACCAGAAGCATTAGATGATACTCCAGTCACTTTTTCTCCTTTGGTTAATGTAAGAGTATCACTTGCGATCACTCTTAAATAGGTATCTGGATTGAGAACAGTTTGTGTTCCTGGTACGATATTTTTTCCAGGTTTTCCGTTATCAACATCTGTTAGATATACTCTAATAGGAATATTAGAGCTCTTCTCTGCAAAGAATAAATCAACGCTGGTAGCAAATAGTCCACCATCAAATCCATTAACAGTAAATGTCTGTGCAAGTGGATTTGGTCTAGCTGGATTATCTGTATTACTATCAATTATCTGTGTTCCTTCATTAGATTTAAAGAACGCAGGAGAAGTTGAAACTATTGAAGATGGATTTTCTGGAATTAAACCAGTAGCATAGTACTTAATCTCTGCATAAGTTTCTACTTCATTCTTATTAGCATTAGTAGAGCTTGAAGTAAACCTAATTGTTTTTGCACCAGTAGTAAATCTAACCTCATTAGCATCTGCATCATATGATACAGTATCAACATTTCCAGTCCATGTAGTATTTTCTCTAGGTGGTTGTCCAGCAGGGATTAAAATAATACCACTAGCATTACCATTTTCATCTGTAGTAACAGGAGTATTGAATGATGAGAGAGAGTTTCCAGCAACACCTGTATACCTATAGTCTGGATTAACCCAACGAGAAATATCCTGTCCTTCCATAAAGACACTTATATTTGTATTAGGCTTAAGACGACTAATCTTATATTGAACAGGAATACTTCTTGCAAAGAAAGATAGTGATGTAGCGACTACATTAGAACCTACTCCTTTAGTAGTAATTCCTTTACCAATTTCATTATTTTGTGGACTGATATTTGATGAACTTCCAATAGAAGCACTAGTTACACTAGTATCAGATATATTACTATTAGTTTCAGCAAATGAACCTATATTAAAGAATGCTCTATCAGCACCAATCCAATTAATCTTATATGAATTATACAAGCTTGAGAAAGCATCTTTTAATTCATTCTTAGCAAGAAATATTGAATATAAACTAGTATTGTTATCTGTAACAAGAGGTGCTACACTAGTGTCATACCATGAGTCTGATGATGGTGCAATAAATGTATCACCAACATATTGAAGAACAACAAATGGATTTGGGTTAATTGTTTTAGTACCAAATGAGTTACCAAGTAATTCTAATTCATTATATGGAAGAGTAATAGCATCTCCAGATCTCTTATAACCTGAAACTGATCTTTGATCATCTCTTGTATTAACTTCTTCTAAATTAAATGAATCTTCTCTAGATTGTGGTCTTAGAACAGATTGTTGTGTATCAATAGAACACTTATAGTCAACTGACTTAAGAGAACCAATCTTATGTGTCTCAAAATTGTCTACAATGAAACCACTCTTAAAACGATTAATTCCAGTAGAGTCGGTAACATGCATATTAAGTGCTTGTTGTTCTAAAACACTTAACGTAGTGTAATATTCTAATCTCTCAATACGCTTTTCAAGCTTACCAATGTCACGCATTGTATAACGCTTGTTGTCAACAGGAACAATCCTTATATCTTTATTAGACTCTGTAAATGCAGGTACGTACATATAGTACAGAGAAATAGCATCACTAATAGGATCAGGTTTTGATGGATTTAAAGAAGAATTTCCTTCTTTAATAATAAATTCTCCTTTCTTGTTTAAGAATAAACCATCAATTCTATCCAAATATTGCTTTTGTGTAAACGTAAAGGTATATTCTAAACTAGAATCTGACGCAGGTGTACTAGAAACAATACCACCAGTTCCTGTAAATGATCTTGTATTAGAAGAAGATAACAATGAATTGTTTTGAAATCCAGATGTTATTGAATCATTATCAACTTTTGGTCTGAAATCAAGTACATCAGATAAAGAAACTTTACCCAGAGCTGGAGAATTGAATGATGGTATATCTTCTGGACCAACACCAGCTTCGTGTAAATAAGAATCAACACAACAGAAATCGCCTTGTGTGTGTTCAAAATAATCAAAGGCAATAACCAATTGACCAGTTGGTGTATCTGATCCTGGTTTTAAAACAAGTCTTGATAGATCATATATTGTATCTCTCTGACCATCATCAAAAGTAAATCTACTAGTAACATCAATACCACTAAGAAGATTACCATTTCTATCTACAGTAGGTGGAGCAGATGTAGTACCTTCATAAACATATCTTAGTTTGTATGCATCAGCATAACTGTATACTACTAGACTATCACCATCATAATCTTTTCCTCTAAATGGAACAATATTATCTCCAATAGAATCAATTACAATTCTTTTATTAACAATCGCTGTCTTTAATCTTGGTTTTGCTTTACTAACTTCTAGTGTAGCAGTCAACTTTAATGTTGGATAAGTTCCACCTGTAGCAATTGTTCCAAAATACCCTTCAGTAAATGAAAGAGCTACGCTACCAGCAGTTAAACCACTAGCAGAATCAACAGAAGATGTAATACTTACCTGATCAGAAGTAAGATATATTACATCACCTTTAGAAACATTAGGAGCATCACCTGCATTTAAAATTGTTACAAGAAAATTACTTTCATCAAATGAAACAAATCTCTGAGTTCCAAACGGTAATTGAGCAGCGAACGTTATCATTCCAGCTCCACCAGATCCATTACTAACAAAATCTCTTCTCAGGAAATATGAAATTTTAGAATCTTCACTATCTGCAACAATTGAACTAACTTGATTAGTACCTGTTTTATAAAGAAGGCTTCCTTGGTTGAAGTTATTAATTGCAGGACGTACTCTAACAACACTACTATTACTTACATCAGCAGGTAAAGATCTATCAACATATATTCTTGATTTTAATACTCCCTCTGGTTTTGTTGCTTGTTGTACTATACAACGAATAATAGTATCTGTTGAATCAGTAAATTGAATCAAATCTCCTTGATGTAGTATTTTTGTACTATCACCACCAAATCCATTACATTCAAGATATTTTCTTCCTTGCTCACCACTAAAAGTAGAATCAGTAACAGGAACAACTTCAGAATATTTTTCTTTAGTTAATTCAACATCAGAAGTAAATGTGTTTATACTACCTGATCCAAACTTAGAAAAGAATGACTTTACATTTTGTGGTGTATATGTTGTTACTGCATTTCTAACAAGAACAGGAGTAATGACAGCAGCATTCGGTGTTGCACCTGAATTTGGAGCTTGAACAGCAACTACTACAGGAGGTTTTGAATATTCAACATCAACACCTTCTCTATCTTTAATTGTAACACTAGTGATAGCTCCACCAACTGCTGCTACAGGTAATGTAATTTTAGAATCATCATAATCAACACCATCTATTCTAATGAAACTTCCAGTTGAATAGTTGCCACCTCTATTATTAACAATAAAATGGGAGATGGTATTATCTTTAGCAATCTTTAATATATTATTATTTTCATCTCTAATAGTTTCTCCAGACTTAAATTGCCCAAAAAGGGTCTTAAGCATGAGTGTTCTAGTACTTGTGTACTTACCAAGTGATTCTCCTTCTACAACGCCATATGCACCACTCTCAAGACCATACACATAACGTCCAGGAGCAAAGTATTTCTCATCATTACCTTCATACTTAAGAGGAGTATCTAAAATAATTTTAGTAAAGAACTGAGGGTCAAAATAAGACAATCCAAATATAGTATTATAAATGGCATCTCCATTAGATTGTCTACCTTTTGAAAGAACTATATCAGTATCTGGATTAAATCCAGAACCTTTCTCGGTAAGAGTTATATTACTTGGTTTTACTGTTCCAATTACAGGAGTAAATGTTTCATTATAATCAATAATATGTCCTAATGGTGCAGGTGGTGTAGCATCACCTTGAGCCATTGCATCTTCATGTTTCCAATATATTTCTCTTCTATTACCAGCATCACCATTATCATATTCTAATAAGTATTGATCTAATATATCTTTATTAGCAGTAACTGTAAGCTCTAATACATATGCAGTTGAACTTGAATTCCATTCTTTTCTATTAACTTTTGAAAATGCAATAGGAGTAATATCTTTATATCCATTAGGAGTAGTTGTAGTACCTACTCTACTTGTAATAATAGCAATCTCTGATAATCCACCGCCAGCAAAATCAGACAACCAATTAGCATCTGTTAAAGCATTATACTTAGTTACTGAATCAGCATTTATTTCAATATAAATTGTTCTTACACCACTATTAGTATCAAAAAAAGTACCTCTACGATTTGTTGTTTGTTTTGAATCTGTAGCGGATTCACTATTATTCAATCCAATTGATCCATCATTAAAAAGACTAGAAAGAAATACGTTAGGATAAGCACTTAATTGAGAACCTTCTGCATTGAGAGGGATTGTATTATAAGTGTTAGTAATGTTGTAAGTAGGTAATCCAGTTGTTTTTAAACGAATATCTTCTCTATTAAGTGTTTCTCTTGCTTTACCAATAGAAAGATATTTTGTTTCCTTATTAACAATCTCATAACCTTTAATATAAGCTTTACCTGGTCCTACACTAGCTAATAACTTAGTTTCTGCTTCTGCTGTAGTGAGTCCATTAACTTGTCCAAACTCATCTAATGGATAAACACCAAGATTGCCATTCTTCTGATAATATTCTCTAACATCTAAAGAGAAGTTATCAACAATATAGTCACCAGACTCATCATAAGTCCTTCTTGCTAAAGTTTGTTCTAGAAGAGAGTAGTCTGTTTGTACTACTTGTGATTGTACAGCACCTCTTTTAACAGTAATTAACTGAATAAAATTCTTATCTGTAATTTCACTAAGATCGTATTTAACTATAGTAAGTTCAATTTTTAATCTATGTGATCCTGGAGAAGAGAAATTACTAGATCCTATTGCATTATCATATAGAGATTTATCTTCTTCAGGAGTAACAAGACTCTCATCTATCTTAAAACCAACCTTTGCTGATGGTTTATCATAATAATCATCAATTACTAATAACTGTGATTTGTTTTTTACAAAATATCCATTTACAAAATAAATTCCTGCCTCTACTTGAACAGCAGAAGCATACCCCATAGCAGTGCTCTCTAGGGACGCTGATACACCTGTGTCAGGATCAGTAATAGAAATACTAGTAGGAAGTACGCTTCCATCGGTTCCAACCACTAAGAGTGGTGTATTAACGCCATCTACGACCTCTAAGGTCTCACCTTGTCGGAATGTATCCTCATTACCTGCATCACCACTATTTGTATAGTTTACATAAACAACATCTGAAGATGTATCTGTAGCATCCTTACTAGAAACTACTGTAGCAATAACACCAGATGTTAAACCTTTTAATTTACTTCCCTTTAAAGCTTCAATATCATACTTCTTGTAAACCACTTGGCCATCTTGGTTTACAGGTATCTCGGATACAGAAGATAACTTAACATAAGATAATTTGGTATTAAGACCCACCTCACCAGGAATGACTAATTCACCCTGCTTAAAAGAATATTTTCCAAATTGCTCAATCTGATTCTGAAGAATAGACTGTAACTGGGTTAACTCTCTCGCTTGGATTGAATATCCAGGGCGAAAGAGCACCTTGTAGAAGTTCTTATCTTGTGCAAAATCATCGTAGTATGGAGCTACGTTAAGGTTCGTCTTCTGAGGCATCTCACGTTTGTTCTAACTTGGATTGATTAGAATTCAATTACTAGCTTAATGTCCTCAATTTGATCGGGAGCTCTAGTAATTAGTCTTCTGTTCTCTATGTATACGATATCTCCAGAGTTAGGTTCAATCTCAGGGGTTGATAGACCTCCAGTAAATGAAACATCCAATAGTGCAACTTGCTGTGATGTATCAACAGTGCCAGAAGCAGTTGATGTTCCTCCAACAACTGCATTAGCAGCGTTAGATTCAAATGCGAGTACTTTACCACCATCAGTATGAAGTTGAGGTGATTGGAAATATTTCAAAATACCATTAGTAGTATCCCAAGAAACAACAGTACCTTTTGCAGTACCACCTGTAACAGTCTGGGTAATCGTTTCATCAGCAACATAATCAGCAGTAGCACCATTTAATTTAACAGCACTTGTTCCACGTAATGTTGCATTTGTAGCAACATTTGTTGTGCCAAAATCAACTGGATCTTGAATAATACCAATCCTACGGAAATCGTTATCTACAGGGAAGTCTCCAGAACCTTCAGCATAAGTTAGACGAATATTCGTCATAACTCTCTTAGCAAATAGTTCTGCTTCAGCATTAGATCCGTGTCCACCCTCAGGTGAAATAATTAGCTCAAATCCACCTACAGCAGTAAATGCAGTACCATAAGCACTTGTAAGTCCAGCATCAGTAAATACAGTTGCTTGAGTTAGTATTACACTACCATAAGTATATCCAGAACCTGGAGCTTCAATACTTACGCTTGATACAGCACCACCAGCAGTAGTTTCAAATTTAACTACACCACCAGTACCATCACCAACAATTGCTGTATATAATGTCTCTGTAGCTGGCAATCCAGTTGTTCCTTGTGCATTGTCTAATACAATATGAACAGCACCATCAACTGCAAGTGCTTCAGCAGCTACCCTAGATGCTTCTCCAGAAGCAGCAATAGGCATAAAGTCTGTAGATAGGAATGCAAGTACATCACCTGTTGTAAGGGTGTACATATGCTTCCATACATAACCACCTGTTCCAGCAGGTTCGGTGTATATACCATTAGCAAATGTTCCTTGTCCACCACTAGGTGATGACTTTGGTTCATATGTTACAGTCTGTCCAGTTGGATTAGCAGCATTCTCACCATTGTATATACATTTGAATACTTGATACTCTTGATTCATTACATAGAATTTAGATCCAGGTAATGAAGTATCATTAAGAGCAGTCTGTACACCAACTGTACCTCCACCACCAGCAGTAGGTGCATAATTAGGACGGTACATGTCAAACTTTGGATTCAGCGATGTACTCCAGTTGTAACGAGGAACAACAAGACGAGCAAACGAAGAGGTGATTCTTTTGGCAGCGATTAACTCTTGATATACACTTTGTTTTTCTGACTGGTTATCAATTGGTGCAGGAGGAATTTCTTCCGTAGCATACCTATAAGATCCAGAGTAAGCAGTAGCACCTGAAGTTCCACCAGTAACACTAGTCTTAAATGTAGGTGTAGTAAGTGCGGTAGGACCAATGTTCTTCAACAATAAACTATTATCAAGAACACCTCCGTCAGCGACCACTCCAGTTCCACCTGAACCAAAAGTAACTGTCTCACCTACTTGGAAAGTTCCGCTTATATTGAAGAGTTCTAAGTGTGCATCCCATTTGTTTGAGCGTCCCACAAAGAAATACATGTGTGTCTTCTCAGCTTCACTGAGAGATTCTAGAAATTGCTTCGCATTGAAGATTCTAAATTTTTCTGAAATAATAGCTGCCATTGTTCGCTGTGCCTTGGTTTATAGTAAGCCGAATCAAGTTTATTTATAACTTATTTATAGTGCGTTTCTGATATGTGTTCCAATAAGATGCTCTTCAATAGGAGAATTGTTAGCACCACGGGTACAGCCTAAGAAACGATCACTCAATTTGCTTGTGTATGAAATTTGTTCTCTACCAATTAATATTGTTCCTGATGATGCAAAATTGGTAGTATTTGCATAAACAGTTTCATTGGTTGCAATGTATCCACCGCCACTTGCATTAGGCATATCAGCAGTGTCTAATATGGTTAAGTAGTTATTTATGGATGGATAACCAATATTGAATAGGTATGCATTGTCAGCAACCATAGTATTTGAATTATTATCAAATTCCTGTAGTTGTAAATCAAATCCTTCCCACTCTTGAATAGTATATGCGGAAACACTATATCCAGCATTAGATACAATATCACCAGTGCTCATAAATTTAGCACCTTCCCACTGTAAGAATCTTGGACCCAATGTTCCTTGATTATAAGAGAATTTATAATCAATTCTTCGTAGATCAACAAATCCAGCATTATACCACATAACTTTTTCTTGTTCACTTGGATGCATATTAATTTTAACTTCATGAGTTAATTCAATAATACTGGTTCCTTGGAATCCTAATTGAACTGTAGGATTGCTAACTGAAGCATAAGAAGCACCATGCCATATAAGTCTGGACTGTATTAAAGGTAATGGAGATAGATCAATCTTCTTCTGTAGAATAAGAGTAATCTTTTGCTTAGCTCCATCTGGTGTAGTGATCTTCATGTCAAGATCATGTTGAACTGGACCCACTTCAACCCTCTTCTCAAAACTAAATTCTGAACTAATAGCAACAGGAGATGGTTTTATTAGATCTGTTTTAATTAAAAGTGTAAGAAGACTATCAATCTTTCTACCACGTTGTTTAATAATATCATATTGCCTTGCTGTTACTACAAAAGGTGCTTTGGTATATCCAGAACCAGATGCAGTTAATACTACATCAACTACATTACCATCAGAAACAACTACTTCAGCTCTAGCACCTCCACCCTGTTGATCTACAGGAATGAAATGTAATATAGGTGTTGTATAGTAATCTTTAGCACCTGATGGTTTTAGTACACCAGTATCATACAATAATTGGAAATCTGTTCTATTCCATGATATAGAGGTTACAGAACCATTAGTAACCTCACAAGTTACACTAAGACCAACACCTCTTACATCTCCAGCATACAATGATGTTGAAACCTTACCAAAGAAAGATTGAGAAGGATCATCACCTGCAACATATGTTTTTGGTGTGACATACTGTGGCAGTTCATTAACTGTCCTATAGTAATCTTCCCCATCAATTTTAATAGTGTCACCAGCAATTATATTAGCACCACCTCTCTTTCTCTCATAGAAAGCTTCATCTGCTCTCTTTGTTCCATACAACCAACTAGAAGCATTTCTCTGCATCTTATAGTCATTACTATCATCTCTGACTATAGAAATTGTATTTGTAGTACCAGTTAATTCATATTCATCACTGAAATCAGACATTCCTGCAAAGAATATATTGGAGTTATCTATATTAGGATTTCCACCAGCAATAGTAATAACTATTGTATTGGGAGTAGTTATATAACCTTTAACATTACCAATGAATACTTTCTTTCCATTGATCTTCTGATATGCAACTTGGAAGAAATCACCAGATTCACCATACCACTTCTTCAATAAATTAAAGTCATTAGGAGAACCAGCATCACAAGTTAGAATAATCTCATTATAATATTGATTCTTTTCATAATCATATAATGTTACAACAGGATCAATATCTCTTCCATATAATACAAGAATTTCTATATTATTACCTGAGAATATGTTTTTGGTAAATGTTATAGTAGGTCCACTAATTGTATAAGATTTGTTTACTCTTTGTAGTACACCATCAATAAAGACTAGAGCAAATTCTGGATCTGAAATAACTTTTATTTCACTATCAGAATCAAGAATTAAGAATGGTCCATTAGATCCTTTACTTGAAATTCCAGCATTATTAATACCACATCTTATATAACTTCCAACTCCATGTGCAAAGAACTTCTCTACTGCTGTAGGTTCTTGTAATGTTTTTGTGTTTGACTCTTGACCCCATAGTGGTGGACTGTCAAATACAACTTTATTTGGAACAGAAGTTCTATCAATAGTATAAGCAGGATTATGTTGTAATACTCCACTCAATGCAATGAATAGATCTTCATTTAATTGAGTATCTACAGAGCTTCCATCTTCATAATATAATTCAAATATTGTATTCTCTCCATCAAAGTAATCAGCATAAGAAACATCTATAGTTCCTGGACCGCTATTTAACGTTGTCCTTAAAACACCATATAATGTTTCTATAGCAGATAAAACATCTGCACATTTAGGATCAGCAGAATCTATTGTTATATTATTATTTGAATATGGAAGTACAGTAGTAAACGTACCAGAAGTCAATTCATTATTAATTGCTTTCTTAGCAAGTCCAACAGCATGTTCATAAGCTTCAACTGCTGCTTCTAGTTCCGAAGTCTTATCTCCTGTTGCAGCATCAGTTAATATAGCATCACCAGTTAAAGAACTTAATACACCACCAGTAAAATACCTTTCTGCATTAGATAATGTCTTTTGATTTCCACCAAATCTTACATCATGAGATATACCATCAACAACAAGTCCAAGATCATTGTACCAATTAGTTTCCTTAGTATTCCAAGTAAATTCTGGATACTTATTTTTAATAAAACCAAGAGACTCAGATTGAATAAACTCTCTATTCATCTCAATTTGATTAGCAGCATCAATCCATCTACCATTCTTCTGGAAGATATTCTTAATCTTCTTAAGATGTTTCGCATTTAATGAATCGTCTTTAAACTGGAACCATCTTCCGTGGAAAGTCACACCTACAAGTGGTGGTTGTGCGAATATGATTTTATCATCAACAACAGTATATGAAATACGAGGCTCTTGTAATATACCATCAAGTGTTATTACTAAGGATTGCTCATTATATGGTTTAAGAACATTTCCATCACCATCAATCAAATTAAATTCTTTACTACCTGAAAGGTTACCTTTGTTACTAAAAGCACCATCAAATGATCCATTTAAAGTAACAGTATTTGCTTTTATCTCAGCAGTATTTTTTGTATCAATTGATACAGATCCTTTTCCTTTTTCAACATTCAGATTCTTCATCAAAGCTATACTTTGAGTAATCTGTCTTCTTGTATTAACTACAGTAATATTATTCTTTTCTGGATCCCAGACCTGAATAACACTTACCCTACTTGTTTTGGTATCTTCGCTCATTTTTGCTTGAGCAGAAGAATCAATTATAACTTCACCAAATAATTTAAATCCAGCAGGATGAGTAGTCTCTTTTATCAAAGATCTCCATGTATCAATTGGAGTTTCTGAAGTAATAAGGTATGAATAATCCTGATAATAAAACGAATCAGTTATTCTTTGATTAGCATCACTAATTTTTCCATAATCAGATTTGTAATATCCCAGATTATCATAATATGTATTGATAACAGGAGAAAATTCGTTATAACTAATACTCTCAATTGTTGCGACTTTACTTCTAGACAATCCAATTATTTGTTGCTTCTCTCTAAAAATACCAGAAATTTTATTGACAAGAATAATATTAGATCCCTTTCTCCAAGATGTAACTTTAGCTCTGGCAATCTCAACAGATCCAGATTTTTGTACTATAGTTTCTCCTAACTTAAATGAATCTTCATCAAATCCTGACAAAGTAAAAATATAATTTGAAGTAAATGAAGATGATATAGTATTATCATTATGGTATGACCCACCATTATTAATAATTTTTATATTTCTAGGTACACCAATGTTTGTACTATTCAGATAACAATTGATATTAGTATCAACATTACCATCAACATCTATAATACCTGTTACAATAGGAATCTTTTTATAATCAATTCCAATATTGGTAATTTTTACTGAATTAATTTTTCCAACAGAGAATCTAGACTTTGATGTATAAGAAATAGTACCACTACCATCATGTAAAGCTTTGATAGAAGTTGTATATACTACTTGTGTTGGTGTTACATAAATTGCTGTCTTATTTCCTTGTAGAGGATCTAAAGATACATTCAAATATGATTTTTCAGAATTAACAATTCCATCTCTATCATAATAAAAATACTGTAAATAATTAGATTCTTTTCTTTCTGTATAATTATTTGAACTTATCCTTGCTCCATAACCGAGTTTAATATCAACAAAACCCAATCCATTAAGTGATTCTGGTGAAATTAAATTGAAGTTTATACTTGGAGAGAAATCAAATCCACAATTAATCATTGAACTGTGAGATGTATCAAACTTGTATTTGTAATATTTTTTAATGTCAATAACTGGATTTCTTAAGAAATTATTACCATCAGTAGAAATTTCAAAATAAATATCAGGACTACTAATACTTGATATCTTTACAAGTCTCTTATTACCTTCACTATCTACCTTATCAAAAAATACTGTACTTAAGCTTATAGATTCTATAGTATCTAAAGTTTCTGTATAATCCCAAGCCACAGTTGCTTTTTGTGTATTGCTATCATAATAAGTAATCTCACCATCATTAACACTATCACCTGAACTAAGATTATATCCAGCATCATAGACTGTTACTACAGTGCCATCAAAATGATCGGCTCTGATAGTATTATTCTGTGCTCTCTCAACTGTAATAGCATTACCATTTGTACTATCAACTAATAGTATCTCATCATTAACAAGTAAAAGATCTCCTTTTTGAATATCATTACCATTATCAATATTCAATACTGGATTTTGAATAGAAAATCCAACATGATCAACAGAAAGAACTAAAGAAGGTGTAGAATTGTTAGTCTTACCTGCTGCACTATCTCCTACACCTAACTCATCAAACTTTTTATATCCTGATCCTTTATCTGTAATCAATACAGAGTTAATATGACCAGCAGAAGAAACTACCAAAGTTGCTTTTGCTCCAGATCCAGACCCACCAGTCAATACTATATCATTATAAGTTCCTTGTGTGTAATCATTACCACCATTTAATATTGCAATTCTACCAACACCAGTGTCGCTAAGAACCCTTGCTATAACTGGGGTTTGAAGGACTATATCTTGATATATTCTCTTTCTTACATAATATGTTGTTTCTGTAATATTGTCATCTGGATCAATAGTAATATCAATACTTTCTCCAATTGCTACTCCATGTTCATCAGATGTTGTTAATAGGGCTACATTATCATGCAACCTAAAAATATTTAAATTATCACTTAAAGATCCAATAGCAACAATTTTTGATCCAGTAGTATCAATTAAATTAGAGCTCGTCAAGAATAAACTATCAGAAACAGAGAATCCTGTATCTGTTACTTTTATTTTAACTGTGTTTTGATCTGTTGTACCTTCTAATACTTCACCTTTTGCAATTGGTGCTGCAATACCATCACTAAATGATAAAATAGAACCTTTAGTATATGATGAATTTTTATCAACTAAAAGAGATATTACTTTGGTACTTGATGATAGTACATCTGTACTATTAAAAGCACCTGATACAGAATTTAAAGCAAAATCTTTAGACGAAAATACATCACCAACTATAATTCCTGTAGCACCTGTATTTGCTTGTGTGATTGTATCACCATCAAACAAATATGCATTAGAAGAAAGTTCAACATAAAGTACTTTAGTTGACTGAGAATTGATTGAAACTACACTCTTACCTTTAATAGATTCTACTTCACCAGCAGCACCATAACCCTCGGTATCACTATCATCAATAACCAATTTACCTCCAACAGAAAAATTGGATCCACTATTGAATATAGATGCAGAGCTTACATCTCCTCTTTTTACATCATCAATTAATGCAATTGACAAATCTCCATTATTATCAATGTTAGGAGTTCTAAGTCTATTAGCTTTAACTGGAACATCATCTTGAGACAATAAAGAATTGTAATTAGAATCTACTGGTAGTGAGTAATAATTATTACCTAAGATATAAGGAAATACTGGAGAACCTGATAGATTAACAGTTATGAAGTATGCATATGTTCCTTCTGGAAATTCTGGAGTTACACAATACCTTCCATTATTAGCATCTAAAGAACCAGACTCATCAATATAACTCCAATCATTTATAAAAGTTCCAATTGGATATGTTGTAGTTGAAGGACCACCTACTCTACTAGTATTCTTAGAATAACTAGACACTAACCTTGCTATAGGGGTTGAAGAATCTAGAGGATTAGTATATCCATAAGCACCATATATGGGGTTACCATCATATGCAAACCCTATAATAGATGAATGAGATGATCCATTATCAGTTGCTCTTAGTGTAGTAGGAGAAGCATAGTAAGCATATCCTTGTCCTAAAGATACATCAAAATTCTTTAACCAATATCCATTATCAGCATCTAAGTTTGATTGATTTTTATAATACCTATCCTTTCTCCATTCTTTTATAGAAGCAGTTGCAGTTGCTTTGGTTCCAACTGAAATAATTTCAACTACTACATTTTCTTGAGTATAGAGATTTCCACTATTAACTTTAACAAAGCCTGTTATTTGTCCAGTATTTGAAACTTCAGCAATATAATCAGCAAATCTTCCTTTACCTAATTTATCTGTAATTCTAATTTCTGGTGGAGATGAATAGTACTCACCAGCATTATCAATAGTAATACTTGTTATCTGTCCACTACTGACAACTGCTGTACCTTTTCCATTCCTACCAGATACAATATCTACAGTAGGAACTGCTGTATATTCACCAGGAGTATCAACAATAATAGATTCAACTACTTCACCAGCAAGTTTTGTCCTTGCAAGAGAAGGTATATTATTAATTAAAACGTATGGAGGTCTTTTGTACCCATCACCTCTTGTATCTATATCAATCTTCTGAATAGCACCATTAAGAACTACATCCTCATCTTTATATCCCATCAATGGTATTCCATTAATAGCAATACCAACATCTCTATACTTAGTCTCATATGTCTCAGTTACTGAGATAGGATGCTTTCTAATAATCTTTAAAAGTTTCTGATCTTGTGCATCAGTAGGTAATGTACCAATAGCATGTGATGGAAATCCAGAAGATGTAATATAATATCCTTCACCATCTTCAAAAATTGCCGATACGTTAGGATTGAGCTCTGGTATAGCAGCAGTACCACTACTAGTAATCCATCTTAAATTATTCTGTGTATCAACTATTCTAGTATCTGTTGTAGTAAATCCAGACTCAGAAATCTCTACCCTATCATTTTTATTAGAGTAAGGTGCTTCTACTTTATTCTCTAAATTGTATAAAACACCAAATATCAATAATTCTACACTATTACCAGAAACATTAGCACCATATGTTACAGAAGTACCAACAGGGTGTATTCCAGTACCAGTCCTAGTTTTAACTACAAATTGATTTACATTTTTATCATCATATGTTATAACTTCATCATCTAAACTGAACAATCCTTTCTTATTCCACGCCATTGTGGAAAACACATCAATTCTATCACCAATACCAGTATTAGCATCAACCTCCTTCGTTAATTTTGTTCTTGCTGCAATAGAAAAATTACCATTAACACTTGCTTCATTTAGAATAAGTTCATACAGTTCTTCACCATCAAACTTACCAGCATATCTAATATTATCAACTACAGCAGATGCATAGTCTCCATCTGTCTGTGTTATTTTCTTTCCAATAAGAGTATTAACATCACCAGATAAAACTTTTACTTTAAGTGAATAATTCTTTACCCAATTAGACTCTGATGCCTTTAAAGTATGATCTCGTGGATATGAAACTTCTGGTTCTTTATCAGTATCAATAAGACACTTAAATAAAAATTTAACTGAACTATCAGTTCCTTTTGATTGGTAAAAAGAACTTATGTGCTTAATAAGAGTTCTTTTATCAACACCTTCTTTAAGATATGCTTCTGGGAAATCAGCAAGGTATTGCTTTTCAAAACTTTTTACAAGAGCATATAAGAAGAGGTTACTTATGTTCTGTACAGTAGATCCAGACAAATGATCTGCTGCTTGTGTTGTAACAAATGTACTAGTACTATAAAGATCTCCAAGCTTTGTATTACCACTTACTCCACGACTAACTTCTAAAAACTCAGTGCTAGTCTTATTTCCATAGAAACATATTTCATCTTCTATTTTAATATACCCACTCGCAGGGAAAGAACTGGTATCAACAACAGTAATTGTATCAGCAGTAGATTGAACAAATGAAGTAACACTTGTTGTTTGATTTAATACGTTTTTCTCATAAAAATCAATATCAGCATAAGTTTGGATATTATTAATAATATCCAAAGGTTGTCCTTGAATTTCTAACTGCTCATAGTATTTTTGTATGAACTTGCTAAACAGTTCATACTCTTCATTGATAAAATCTGGCAGTTGTGACTCAATTAAAAATGAGACTTTATTCGCAGTTTTTGGCACTACTCTTCTTTATATGCAACGAATTTACTTTTTGACACATCTACATCTAAATATGCCTCACGCTTAACCTCAATATCTTTATTGGCAGGTTTGACTCGTAACTCAATACGGTTATCAGAGAATGTGCCTTTTAAGATTGTAAAGTTAAACATTTCAATTTCACCTTTCTCATAATCAACAGTTCCAACCGAATCATCTAGTAGGATCTTTTCACCAGTCAGGGAATCTAGTCTATATAGCACCAATTTGCCTTTTCTATCTTCAAGATATGAAGTATAGTTTGGATGTTCAAAGGTTGTCAATCCACTAGATGTAACAACAGGATTATCGCAATCTATAAGGAAAGGATTCTGATAACAGATTTCATAATATGCAGATGAATTAATCTGTGCTATAAAATCTTTTCTCATAATGATATTAGTTTCATTTGAATTGATAGAACGATCTGCACCATCAATGACACTAATAAACTTACTATATCTAAACTTACCATTGAACTTCTCTGTTCCTGATGATCTCAGATACTCCTGAATTGCAGAAGTTGATAAAGCTGCAATTTCAGCAGGTAACAATTTAGTCTTTGTAGAACTATAATATATGTCACTATTGATTTCTACAAATAATATAGATGGATCTACAAACTCAGGTCTAATTGAAGCAACTGTATACTTTTTAAGATTTGATGATAAATCATTTTTTGTAAACGCTGACAACGTAGTGGTATCAGTAGGTTTTACGGAAAGAAATACTTTACCATATGCAGGTGGTACTTGATCCTCACCACCAAACACAATCACATCACTGATTGCTGGATATAAGTTCCTAACTATAGATTTGTAATCATTTCCAGTTACTGCTCTATTTTGTGATCCAAAAAACTTAGGAGCATTAAACTTAATCTTATCAATACTCTCAATTGCTGCTCCACCACTAGCATTCTCTATAGTAGTTAAAGAAGTGACATTAAATGGATGAGAAATCTTATTTCCACTATCATCTCTCAAAACACCATTGAATCTAAATGTCTTTACTCCATTGGCAGCATCGCCATTTGTTGTTACGTAACTTATATCAACTACTTCACCATCTTCAAGCTTTCTACCAATAACACCATCACCAAAGAATAGTTCATACCCTTCATCTTCCGTTTCATTAATGAAGAAGACCTTATCTAAAGATCCTATCTCCAATATATTATTTGCTTGTTCGTATGTATCATAAACAGTTGAAGATCCTGATGCATACACACTCACTTTAATTGTGTTAGTATCAGCAGATGAATTATCAATTATAAATCTTTGATTTGATATTGAATTTTGAACAACAGTCCTTGTATTAATTAATGATCCTTCATATACAGGAACATTAGTCCAAGTCGCAACTTTATTAACAACTTCAGTTCTATAATCCTCTGCTACAACAAATCTATAAAGAGATCCATCATAGTTAGTAACAAATCCACTACCAGCCTCAAATACAACAGTATCTGGTGCAAGATTGCTAAAGGTTAAATTTAGATCAACTACTGCCTTTGAAGCAGTAATAGACTTGGGAGTGTAACCTAACTGCTTTGCCAGAGACACCACATTGTCCCTGAGAGTAGAGGAATCAAGGAACAGTTCATTCACTACCATATTGGTATTGAACGCTGTATAGTACGTATTATATGCTAATACATCAAGCATATTACTTAATACAGAACCTTCAAAGTCATAGTCTGTAAAGTCTGACTGTGCTCTCATGTATTCTTTGAGAGCTGTCTTAATGTCAGCGAAGTCTAAATTGTTTACTTGGGTATATGGCATTATCTCGTCCTTGCAAGGAAGAAGTCTACTGTGACTGGTGGATTATCTGTACCTCGTATTTCATATGTCATTTCAACATCAAATCCATTATCATCAAAGTTTGGAGAAGCTTCCAGACTCAATACTCCTATACGTGGTTCAAATTTCTTTATAGTTGATATTATATTATTCTGGATTGCTGCACCTGTAGCAAAATCCATAGGTTCAAATAAAAATTTTCTAAGATCACTGCCGTACTCTGGTTGATATACACGCTCACCCTTATTTGTTAGCAATAAATTTACAATTGACTGCTTAATAGCAGAAGCATCCCTACTAACAACTAAGTCATTAGTAACAGGATGCTTCTTAAAAGTAATATTAATGTCCTTAAAGGACAACGTGGCCGCCATTTACCGACAATATACGAAGTCAGTTTTATTTAGCGACTTTTATCCTACCTTGTAAAAGGTATACTTCAAAAATAACTCTTCTCCTTTCTTAATTGGTTTAATCGTCTTCATGTAATAGATCCTTCCCCATCCTTGGTCTTCGTACCATTTCACGCAATTGGGGTCTTCAGAGTGATTTACGAACCCTCCTAGAGGCGTTCTCATTATATCATCATCTACTACCACGTGGGATACGCCAAGATACATCATAGCATCAATATCTTCTCTTGCAAAAAGACCTTGACCTGCTATAGGACTATCCTTTATATGTAACTCATTTGGTAGTGCTTGGTATGACATGTCGGAGTCTTCGGCGTTCGGGGGTCGGAGACCTCCTCTAGAATTGCTTCGGATGGGTTATCACGTCACCGTGTATCTCACCGATATCATCTATATGGGCATGATCAATGTCCACATGCAACTCTTTCTCAAAAGAATCAGCAATCCTCTCAAGAGCAGAGGCAATACGAGAAAGATCGTCACTCATTTTCCCTGACCCCTATATCTCTTTTTCGCTGCATTACGAGAAGTTGCTGCGAGCTTTGTATTCTTTGACTTACCTTGTCTAGTCACCTTTGCTGGAGGTGCTGTATGTTCATTGTTATTGTATAGTGCCATAATAATTCTAAGTTATCAATATTGTAGCATGAACTCCACGATCATGCAAGTACATTAAGAGATCCTGTTGCAATTGCACCAGCATCAACAGGATCTCCAATTCTTGCGATTGGTCTACCACCAACTAGTACTCTGGCGTTGCCACTAATAATAGGCATGGTATGTGATACGCAAACAGGAGGTATTCCTGATAAATGAGGTGCGGTAAGATCTCCTACTCCACACACAGGTTTACCATTCACTAATACTGTAAGGACACCTGGACCTGCTAATAATGCAGTAGCTTCGCATCCATGTCCTGTAGTAATAGAATCACCTACTCGTGCTACTCCTGACATTGCTTCAACTCCTCTACTGAATTATGTAGATAGTTAAGTGTCTCAGCAATCTTCTCATGAGTCTCCGACTTCGGACGCTTGTACATCAATTGAGGTGCTTCTAAGCGAGAAGTCCTCTGCTCTAGGTGTGTCAATCTGTCGGACAACTGTTGGAGTGACTCGCTCAACTGCTTTATGGTCAATTGGTTGTCTGCTCTCAACATCTCTTCCTGAGAATCTAAGGGCGGCTCCTGCTTCAAATCCATCACAAAATTCCTCAAAGTTATCTAATATTTCTTGGTAGTTCTTATTCATGAATAAAATCCTTTAAGTCTGGTGGTCCATCAGTTTTGTTGGAAGGTCTTCCGAATCTTACTGTTTCCTCCAATCTATATAACGCATCTTCCAGAGCTTTGATCCTGTTATCATCATCTTGGAGTTTCTCTGCAAGTTTCTCTATGTACGTTGCCATCCTGTTGATTTGTGCGTCATGTATATGCACAGCATACTTTGGATCTTCCATCAGTTGCTTGTGGGCGTTTTCTTGTTGCTCGTCTTTTTTAGTCATTTTTTTGCTGGAAAATTTTTTTCAAAATCAGGGTTTTGAATTTTCAATTTGGTAGAAATATTTATATGTCGTTGGGATACTTTTGTAGACTTGGATATGGTTAGGAGTCCCACTCGGCATCGCCCCACGCACCGCACCCACAAAAAAACCCTGTCATTTGGGACAGGGTGTGTTATACTGTTAATGTCTGTCGCTGATGTTCCAACTGTCGCCAGTTGGTGTGGGCAGTGGTTCAAAGTTTCTCGCTGCCATTGCTGCGAGTGCTGCCTGAACTGCTGGATCTTTCATCGCTGACTTGTTTACTAGGACTCTGCCATCGTAGATTGGTGTTAGATCTTTG